TTTGATTCTAAGATTTTTTTGACTTAGCTCCAAAAGTTACTCGACTTTGCCTATCGGGTTTGCTGATGGGCATGCTTGGATGTTCCTCTTTAAAGAAATCATTGTCGACAGCTTCTTGCTGTCCTTCAGTCATTTCACGGAAGTATTCACTTCTCTCCGCAACGATCTCTTCAGGTATCCTAGCTAGTGCAAGTCCGCCTACGCCGATAACTCCAGAATATCGACCATCATCGATTGTAGGTAGTTCCCAATCAGGATATTCATCAGCTCTCACTAATTCAAATCCTTCTCTTAGTCTTCCGATCATATTTTTCCTATCATCGAAACCCTGAACTTCCATACGAATCCAACGATGTTTAAATCCGGGAGGTGCTGGTGGGGCATCTAAAGACGAAGGTCTTCTCCATCCAGTTTTTCTGGCTGTTTTTGATCTCATCTCAGATGATCTGTTTGTTTTATCTACCATTTTATTGCTCCTTAACGTATTTTGCGTACTCGCTGATTGGCACCCCGAGTTTTTTAGCTATTGCTACTTGGCTGGGTGAAAGCCTTACTTTTTTGCGTCCATTATTACTTGCAGTTCGATTTGCAGAAGCGACAGTTTGGACGGGTTTCTGCGCTATCTGTTTGGTATCCTCGAATTTGTGAGGAAACTCTTCTCTGATCCGTTTATCTATCTCACTATAGTACTCATCTGAGCTTACGTCAAATCCTTCTTGTACTAATTCTGAGTGAATAGAAAGGGCTGTTTCTCTCATGGCAGTGCTTTCCGCAAACCATGTGTTCTTTGCTAACCACTTTTGTGCTTTGGGATCAGGAGTAACTTGTTCCTGTTGCTGAGGAGGAGTTGGCTGTGCTTGTTGGCTTTGCGCATTATAGCTTTCTTCCTCATCGGCTAGCTGTTTTTGACGAACTTTATAACGTTCATTCTCTGCTGCCAATCTTGCTAATAATTCATTTGCTTGAATTTGAGAATCAACATCACCTGCTGATACAGCGGCTTTTAGTTTTTCCTTAACAGCTTCAATTTGAGATTCAATTCGATTAGTAGACTCGTTAACATAACCTTTGTCTAGCTGATAAGCATTTTGCTTTATCTTTTGATTCTCTTCTTGAACTTGTTTTGCAAAACGTAACGCTTCTTCTCGTTGACGTTCTGCTTCACGCATTTTACGTGTTAGCTTGTCGATTCTTTTTTGAACCGAGGTTGCTTGTTCTTCAACTTCTTTGTCTGTTGTTTCTTGAACCTCTTCTTGAGGTTGTTCTTGTTGAACTTCTTCTTGTTTTGTTTCTTCAGAAGATTTTTGTTCTTCTAATTCCACTTCAATATCCTCACCTGTTGTAGGTAAATCAATATCTAATTGTTCTTGTTTTAATTCAGCCATTATTTACTCCTTAATAAACCTGTAAGATGTCTTTTGGATCATCTACCTTTGCTAAAATTTCATCGTCATTTAAAATTCTGATCTCGCCTCCATCAATAGGAACGCGGGATCCTGCGTAACGGGCAAAGACTACCCAATCACCTTTCTTGCACCATGGCCCGTGAGGAAACTTATCCTTGTCTGCATAAGCATCAGGTCCAGTTTCTAGAACCAAAGCAACAACACTAGTGAGTTGTGTGTTCTCTACAGTTTTATCAGTGAGATGGACTCCACCTTTTGTAGTGGCTCCTCCTTTATGAGGTAGAACAACTATTCTCCAACCGGTCGGCTGAGGAATCTTTGCACTCTCTGGTCTTGTATCGTTCTCTTTATTCTGCGTCGTCTGTTTTTTCGCCAGACGCTCGGGTAATATCAAAGTCATCTTCTTCTCCTTTTAGCAGGTCTTTAACATCCTGATTAAGCAAATCTATCGATTTGAGTTGACCGACTAAGTTTTGATATTTTTCCCAAGAGTCCGTGCTGTATAGAATAGATTCGGAAATCTGTTCACGACGTTCTCTAATTAATTTGTACAGTTTTGTGACAAAGGTTTCAAGCCTCATTTTGAAATTTTTTTATGCTTCTCAAAAGTTCTTAAGCCAGCCATTCCGAGCAAAGCCATAACTAAAGGCATTAATTGTTCCATATTCATTTGGGGTAGTGGATCCACTTCAATTTGAAATACTCCTAAAAAGAACACGATAAAAGGTTTAAGGACAAATTCGAAAAATATGGCCAATGCTGCACTAAATCCAATGAGGGGTCGCCAAGAACGTTGCAGTAGACCTGAAATATCGGTAGCTGTAGACTGAGCATCCGCTAAATTAATATCCATTTGTTTAGAGTTAATTTCATTTTCAAGTTCTTGTAGTTTAATTCTGATTTTACCTTTTTCTTCTTCTGAAGTGTGGACACTGTCAATAACTTTACCGACAGTGTCTACTAAAGAACCACCTAAAATTTTAGATAACATTAATTAGATGTATTGAGCGATGATCCAGCCAATAGCAATACCTACTACAAGCCACTTCTTTTTTGGATGATCATTCCATAGCTTTTTTATCATATCCATGCTTTTACTCTCCTATCTGTTTTTGGTTTTTTTAATGCCTTTTACAGCACACCCGTATCCGCGAGCATTACCCGCACGACCTCCATTAGACATTTCGAGTACAGGTTTATTCCCATACCTCATTGCTTCCGCATCTAGTTGATCAAAAAGTAATTTTCTGGCTTTTGAATCAGGCATGTTTTCTTTTTTACGATACTTAGCTAAGCCTGATCGAGTGCCTTTTGTATCTTTAAAATTTCCTAGTTCTTTTGGTTGATCACTATGTTTAAAATCTTGTTTATAATCATCAGAAGCTTTTGTTCTTCCTTTTGTATTAGCCATTGTTTTTTCCTTTCAAGGTTTTTACCACAAAACTAGTTACTTTAAAAGGTACTTTTATTCCCTGTGGATTAGGACCTCGTTTAGGAGGAGCACCTGTTGTTAATTTTTTTCCCATTTAATGTAGGGTAACACTCTCTTTGAAATTTTCAATCATGTTTTTTGCCATTTGATACATGAGGTCAGCGTCTTCTTTGTACAAATATAAGCCATATAACTTACGAACGACCGCTAAATAAGCAGAAGCTACGACAATCGGATCATACCCGTCATGAATCATGTCGGTTGCAATATTTGTTGACTCTTCAACAATAGTATCAACTTGTTTTTGTAAGTCTCCTGACTTAGATAACCTTAAAATACGGTCGTGGTGGTCTTCAATCACCTCTGCTTTGGGGTTTTCAAAGACATCTTTCTCTTTTACGAGAAAATCTTTTTCATTCTTGTCGCCATTTGCTGTGCTACTAGGTTTTTTTGCACGCTGGGAGCGTCCTTGATCGCCTGCAGAGGAGACTTTTTGGTCTTCTTTAGCTTTTTCGTGGTCTTCTTTTTTACTTTTTTCATCTTTTTTTGTCATTGCGATCCATCTTCTCGTATTGAACGTTAGCACGTAGCTGTGCGATGTCTTGTTGACTATCAATACGCTCTTTATCAGTCTGTATTTTGGACGCTAATTTCATTTTGTCAAGTTCTGTTCTTTCTTGATCGGTCATTGCTTTATTTACTACCTGTTGTTCCTTAATATCTAGCTCTCTAGACTTTAAATCAACAAGAGGATCTTCATTACTTGCGACTGCTTCTTGCTCTTCTGCGAGTAATTCGTTAGTAATTTGTGCAATACGAACTGCAGTAGCTTTTTCTATCTCCATCATTAGTTGTTGTTGTGCCATTTGAATCTGTTGTGGACCAACCATCGCTGCCTGTTGTTGTAATTGTTGGATCTGTTGTTGATATTCCATTTGAACTTGTTGTTGAGCTAACATGGAGATGTGTTCAGAAATGTGTCCCTGTAACATAGCCATGGCTTGAGGAATACTCTTGACTAAAACAGTGGACATAAAAGCTCGGTGAGCATCAATGTGTGCTTCATGATCTTGTTGAGGGTATGCTTGAAAAGGACTTCCTTTGATTGCCATACTATTTTCCACAGCAGGATCCAACGGCATGGGTTGCATCGGGGGAGGTAGTATCTGATCAATGTTCTGTACTCCTAACGCTTCATACATTCTCCTGTAGGCTTCATACTGATTATGAATTTGTGGATTACTCTGAGCTAACTGTAATTGAGTTTGCGCCAGAGTAACCCGTTGTGCCATAGAGAAAATGTTAGGATCAGAAACTGGTAAAATGTCCACACGATCATCAAAGTCTAATTGCTTGATCATGCGATTACCACCCACAATGTTGTAAGGGTATTCGGGTGGTAAATAAGATTTAAAGACGTCCGCTAATAAATTAAATTCAATCTTCTGAGCATAGTGTAGTCGTTTGTGAATAGCACTCATGATCTTAGCACCTCGCTCTAAAAGAGCGACCGTTGTTCCTACGGGATTTGCTTGAGATCCTTCTCCAATCTTTTGATCAGCGACGGCAGCAAAACGACTTCCTGCTTCCACAATAAATCCTAACAGAGAATACAAAGTAGCACTTGGTTCTTTGTAAGGTAAAGGCATTAAGGCTCCTCGTAAGTCACCGCCGGGTGCATCCACATCTCTAAACTCACCGGGTGTCAACGCCTTCTTATCATCACGAATACGAAGTCCTCGTTGCTTAAATCCTGCGGGTAGATTGGATAAGGTACCTGCATCGAGTAGCTGACGTAAAGCGACACTCGCGGCACGAGACAATCCACCGATCATGTGAATCATTCCAAAGCCATAGAAACCTAGGCCGGGTAAAAACTTGTAGTGAACAAAATAATCTTTGCGACGACGAAGAGGATCTAACTCTTTGTAGTTACGATAAATAGATAAAACATTTCCGGTGCCTTCATCAATGGTTACCACATAAGGTAACTTTAGTCCGGTGCTCTCTCCTGCTACATCCACATCTTCAAAACCCGGTAAGTCTAATTCTACATGACACTCGAGTAAGACTACTTGATCGGAAAGAACTTTTTCTGATCCTTCTAATTGATCATACTTCGATTGAATGTCGTTGTTGTCATCCGCATCGGAAGCTCGAATGGCAACATCACGATAGAATCCTGTGACCTGTTGTTTCTTTACTTGATTCTCAGACATCTTCACAATGTGAATTACTCGCTCACAAGTCTCCAGTGAGGAGGCTCCGTAAGGAACAACTAAATCTTCGGCAGGAACAAATTTTGCAACCGCACGCTCTAACATGTCGTCATAGTAAATCTTTTTAAAAGCAGAACCGGCTAGGGGTAAATAAAATAATAACTGATCTAACTCGGGATCATAATCTTTCATCACATAGGTCACTTGATAATTCATAAAATCTTGCACTCGTTGTGCTTGTTCTTCTGTTTCATTGGTCACGTTTCCTACAATCTGAGTCTTGACGGGACCTCCGGCGGGTAATAATTCTTTATATGCTTGGGCTTGAAACTGTACCGCACTCTCGGCTAACATGGGATGAACCACGCCACTCGCACCACGGAACGGTTCTGTTTTTGCTTCTTCTTTGAATCCTAGTAAATCTAATCCCTTGATATAGGCTTGCTCCCAATCTTCACGAGAAGCTTTATCGTTATAATAACTATCCATGATCTCCGCACTGACTGTTTGTAAATCTTGATCGTCAATATACTCTGCTAAGTTCGCACTGAAAGGAGCCTCGGTTCGCGGCTCGTCGTCCATGGTCTCGGCGGAACCATCCGCGAGTTCGATGAAATCAGATTCTTCAATGCCGTCGGCATCGACGTTTACTTCTTGGGTAACTTGTTCAATGGGATTATCTTCTTCATAATCCACTGCTTTATCAATATTAGGATTCTCTTCGGCCATTGCTAAAATATACACTCACAATCTTCAATATGCAAATCACAAATCGGACAGAGGGTGTCATCTTCTTCCATTAGTAAAAGGTTCGGGGTCCGTCGTCCACGGGTTCATCTTCATAATCCGTGTCTAAGGTCACCCAGTTTCCTGCTCTGAATCTTATCAAAGCTTGGGTTGTTGAGTCAACTAAATCATCATGCTCACCAAAAGGAAACTTGGCACATTGCTCAATAACCTCTTCGGCAAATTCACGGTTCGCGGGTGCCCAAATCTTGCCCGCTTCAAACAGAGGAGCCACTGAGTTAGCACGCACATGTTTGTCATTTCCTCGGGTGGGTGTGTAGGGTAAAATATTAATTCCGAGTTGTCGAAGTTCATGTGTCAACGGTGTTCCACTGGCTTTGGATTCAATCAATACAACTTCGGGTTCCCAAAAATTATATAACTCAATCGCTAACTTTTTTAATTCAGGAAAGTCCAGTCGCTCTTGAATCGCGTCTAACAAAATTAAATTGGGTGGTCCTCCTTCATTAGGATAAAAAACTCCCCATGTGGTAATGGCACTAAAGTCTGCTGTTTCTTTTTTACTGAAGGCGGTGTCATAACTTTGAATTACACTTTGCAAAGGAGGGACATCTTTTTCCCAGCGTCTCCACCATTCTCGTTTAATGATACTCGCCTCGTCGCTCGTGGGATCTTGCATGTACTGAGCATTCCAACGGTTCGCGGGTAACGATGCCTTAACCTTTTCTAATTCTTCCAGCTTCCAATATTCTGGCCACAAAGGTTTTCCACTATCTAAGATGGCTGGCAGTTCTAACACATCCCATTGATCCGCTTTGGGTTCCACTTGAGCTTTAATTAATTTTCCTGTTAAATCTTTTTCGGACCAACGAGTCATCACAATCACAATGGTTGCGTTCGGCTGACAACGTTGTCGAGGTCCGGACAAATACCAGTCCCATGCATTTTCCATCGCCGTGGGTGACATCGCATCTTGTTCGGAATGAACATCATCTAAAATAATTAAGTCACCACCTCGACCGGTCATTGCACCGCCAACACCACAAAAGAAGGCTTCCCCTCCGTGATTCGTTTCCCATCGTCCTGCGGATTTCGAATCAGGTCTCAAGCTGACGTCATCAAAAATTTGTTTGTATTCTTCACTATCAATTAAGTTACGAATCCAGCCGTGTGGGTTCCTTGGATAAGCTTGAGCCGTGGATTCAGGCCCATCATAAAGGCTGGAAAAAGAAAGCTGGCAAATTCAGACTTCGTGTGCCGTGGTGCCATATTAATGATGAGGCGCTTACATTTACCCTCGGCTACCTCCTGTAACTTCTTGGCGTACTTTCTATGGTGTGCCCCCTCTATAAAATCCGGCCAGAGAAATTTGACAAAGTCTAAAAAATTCTTTTTTGCTTTCTTTGTTTCGTTTAGTTCATCTAATCTAAGCGTTAATTCAGTTAGTTCCTTCGCTGCCTCAGGATACTTCTCCTGAAGAAGCTTGAATTTGTTCATGTCAAAACTCATATCAAAATTTCTGTATGTGTATGTTTATATTATATATATACACGGTCAGTTATGACAAGCAACCCTCAAATTTAGGGGGGAGGGGGGTGCAAAAAGTTCGTCGGTGGTTTGGGTTTGGCACAGGTACCCTAAGGGCCTCGAGGCATGGGCCGTGAATCGTGGCTAGGGTAGAGGGAAAAGGGTATGCATTTCTTGCATACACATTATGCAAACATATCATATCTAATTTATTATATATGTGGTAGTCTACAATCAGAAAGGAGAAAAGAGGTATTATGCATCCTTCGAAGAACGAAGATTACCAAGAGCTCCGCTCTGCAATCTTCAGCTTCATGCAAGAGCTCCGCTCTGCACAAGGGGAAGAAGGTGGATGGCAAAAAGTAAATAGCTTCGGCATTTGGTTTGCTCTCTACCAAATCCTCGAAAGGCACTAAGCCTTTACCTAATTCGAACGGAGGGGGATATCCCCCTCCGGTTATAGAAAGGAATAAAATGCCGATACTAAACAAGAAAGAAAGAGAACGAATCGAAGATAAATGGAGCAGGGGCCAAGAACTAACTTCAGAGGAAACCTCTGACCTTGCGGAGACACTAGACTTCGAGGAGGAGAAAGATAAGCCTCACTACATGGAGGTTATAGATGACGATAATAATGTCACTTGGCAACCAATAACGCCGGTAGTGGATAAAGATGGCGAGGTCACTTGGCACCCAATAGATAACTAATAGACTCATACTTAAGGGCCTTCCGGCCCTTAGGTCTGAGCCTAGAACTCAGAGGAAAGGACGACAATGCAACAATTAGACTTGATTGACTATGGTCACAACTTCGGCCACTTGGAGAAACCTAAGAAGGTTTCGAATCTCATAAAGCAAATTTATGACGATATCCAAACGGACAACGACATTGAACTCATAGAAAAGGAGATCAATTACCACAGTCGATACCTTGAGGTAAGATTCAAAGATAACGAGGGTTATCTCCTCAAGATGAGAATCGAACACGAATAGACTTATACATAAGGGGCTTCGGCCCCTTGTGTCTAAGCCTAAAAGCTTAGAAGAAAGGATGGATATGGAGAATCCAATAGAGCTTGGCTTTGAGAAAGATAACAAGTGGTACAAACTTGTTATTGGTAAAGCCAGGTATGAGCAAAAAGGTGAGTATATAGAGCCTGTTTACTATGTACAAATCTATGCTTATGAATGGGACAAAGAAAACAAAGACTTTGAAAGTCGTAAAATGGTTTTCAATGGCCGGATGGATAGCGTTGATATTCTTTGGGAAACTAAAGAAAGAGTCAATGTAGTCTAAATAAACTCGAGAAGGGGGGTTGCATTCCCCCCTTTTCTCTATATAATAATTTATAGAAAGGACGAATCATGGAAGATTGGTTAGAAGAATACAAACAACGCTTGATCGAGCTTGGCTTTGAAGGCAAAGATTTAGCTTTAGAATTAGAAAGATATAAAAGCGAAATCGAAGCACAGCAGGAGCTAAACAATGATTGAAGTAGTACATTGCTTGGTATGTTCCAAAGAATACGAGGAACATGAAACATTTATCGAAGTCTGTCCCCATTGTAGTAATGAGGACTGTAATCAAACGCACTATATAGTGCTAAACAAAGAAGAAAGAGGAGAAGATGAAAACCACTAAGAAAACAATCGAGGCCCGGCTCGCCCATATCAACAAATACACCGGGTTGGATTACGAGTTGCAACATGCAACGGCCTACACCTACCCTTATAAAATAGTTTCTCGTAAAGGCTCCCACGACGAAAGCCAGAGGATGACGGCCTCTGAATGCGTCGAGTGGTGCAACGGATTCATTAATGCGTACTTTGCTTTATATCCGCGTTTAAAGCATACGCAACAATGATTCTTCTGCAACTTCTTATCGTTGTAATATTAATAACACTCCTCCTTTCTCGGTAGCACATTTTAACAACGAGGGTGTGCTACCCTCTTTTTTTTATTTTTTTATTTTTTTTACTAGTGACAGGCTGAACCACTAAGTGACACCATTAATCACGGCTCGAGAACCGGGCATCCCGGGAACACGCTCAGCCAGGCATCCTCATTTTATTAGTGACAATATCAAGTTTAAATTTTTGGGGAGAGATGCAGGCGGGAAGAGCTCCCGCCTACGAGATAAGATTAGCAGGGCTGGATTTGTTCGACCTTCCAGCCGTACATCTTGTAAAGATTTCTGATCAGCTTAGACCAAGTTGAACCATGAATACTAGCATCATAATCTAGCCATAAAAAATCATCGCCCATTGAGTAGTCCCCGCCGTCAATTACTATGTGATAGTTCTCGCCTTCTTCTAGCCAGCCATAGCAATGACAGGTTCCGCCGTCGGGACGTTTAATTATTTTTCCGTCAAAGTAATCACTTACCATGTTATGTACCTTCCTTTCTTTCTGATTATTAATCTACTACAAGATGTCTTAAAAGTAAACTAGTCCTAGCTCGTGGACCATGGACCATTATTTACGGCCCAATATATTAGTGGCAAGCTTAATCATTTTTTATTTTTTGTTTATTAGTGACAATATCAGCCACCATGAAGCGTGAACCATGAACCAGCTCTATTAGTGGCAATATCAAGCTAGGATAATCTAGTTTATTAGTGACAATCTCAGCCGTATCATAGTCAATTTTTTTTGTTGCAAGGTTCATGGCTCGTGAACCATGGAAAATACTGTAGATTTTTGGTTCGCTCTTCAAGAGGGGGTTTTGCCTAATAATGATAAAACTAGGATTATTGATAGCCTTAGCGTGAAATACTAGCTGGAATTTATTTAACTTTATTTGATTAGTTTTT